AGCTTGGTATCTCACCAGCATAGAGACGAGAGATGATTTGACGTAATGCCTTTGCCCAACCTTCCTTACTATCTGCAACTTGTATTACTTCATCAGTAGGGTGTATGTCTGCTGGTACTTCAGGCAGCTTACTAACGAACTGTTGCTCGACAGAGAAGCCTACACCAGTGCCACACATTAGTACAAGTAAGGCCTCGTCAAAGCTTTTAGGATCATCGACAGCAAGAAAGCTACAATTATAAGCCGCAACATGGTTCCTATCTAGTGCCTCCCCTGCTGTCATAATGGTACGCATTGAGGGGACAACCTCAAGATCGTAGATAGCAGCCTTAACATCCTGCCTATTCGAGAGGGCAGGGAACTTACCTGTCATGTAGTTCCACCAACGGTCTACAGTTTCGTCCCATGTCTCTCTACGTTCTTTATCTTCTAGCCATCGAGCATAACGACTAGCATGGATATAGGACTGATAGGCATCCATTATCTGTCGTCTCCCTCTCCCTTAATAGTTCCCTTATCTCGACGCTTTGCCAACTTCTCTAGGTTCTTCTCGGCAATAGTTTGCAGTGATAGGTTACATCCCTTTGCAAGGGCAGCCAGCATCCAGAGTACATCACCCATCTCTGTCTCAATCTTTTCTCTCTGGTCATCCAGCTTGATGTCATCCCGTATCATCTTAGCAATCTTACCAGCTACCTCACCAGCTTCCTCTACCAGCCCCAAGGCAGGATATGTTATAGCATGTGTGGTATTGTATATAGCAGTCTTCATTGCTTCTATCTGGTAGTCGTATAAGTTCATTACTCAGTTCTCCATTAGGGCTTCCCAACTATGTGGGAATAGTATGTGACAGTAAGTACCGATCTGACTTGCTATCTCTTGGGTTTCTAATTGTGTATGTGGATCGGTGCGTTGCTTGACTACTCTAGCAAACGCCATAAGGCTACCTGACCAGTACCACTCAGTCATCATGTTCTGTGGTAGTATCATCCTAGCCATCTCTGGGGCTATCCCCAGTCGTATCATCTTCTCATAGTTTTCTTTCGCCAGCGTAACCACTTCTTCAAGAAAGGACGAAGGAAAGTACTGCGACGCAGCCTCTCCACTACTACCCTGCTTGCTGTCTTCTGGCTTGGACCTCCAAGATAACGGGGTATAGAACTCTGGCTCATCGTCTACGTATCTCCTTGATACCTCGTTCCAAGTTAATCCTACTTGGTGTTTAACTAATTGACGAGCCACAAACAGAGGAGCCTGTATGCGAAACTGTACGAAGCAGTGTGCAAAGGGGGTCCAGTGCTGGTGCCTTGCTAGGTAGTTAATTAGTTTCTGGTCTTTGGTAGGGACACCACCCCCATCATCGAAGTTACTCTCTTTACTAAAGGATACCCTGGCAGCATTAACCACTGTCATATCACTACCCATGTGGTCAACACATTCTACTCTCACCAGTGTACTCCCTTAGTCTTCTCCATCAACTCAACCATCTTATTCAGATACCAGATAGCTTTCTTAGCATCCTCGATTGGCTTACCCTTCTTGAACAAGCGGGAGCCAGTGTACTTAATCACGTTACCGTGACAGTAACTAATGGCATCCCACTCACCTAGTACATCTACTATGTAGTCAATGGTTTCAATGTTACCCTCAGAGTAGTGAGGAGGACTATTAATCATATCAGTCTTTACGGCTTCCATAGTTTAACCTCACATGTATCAGTATCATATTCACCATTGCGTAGTATGCGTGCAAGCCTAGCGTTCTCTATCGCAACAGCTTCCGATAAGCCCTTACTAGCAAACGCTTCAACCACTGTACTCCACGAACAGTCAGCATCCAGCAGCTTCTTAGCAGTGACCATACCAATCTTAGGACACCCCGAATAGTTGTCCGTATTATCTCCAGCCAAAGTCTGAGCGTAGAACTGGTAGTCAGCCTGTTCCAGAGATTGTTCCACAACCTCCCCACCCAGCCAGTGCTTCGCTGGTACAGTGAGTAAGTCCTTATCTTCAGACCATATAATAGTATCCGTATTCGCAGTCCCCAGTATCCCCAAGACATCATCAGCCTCAAGCCTCCTGTAAATTATAGTATTGTATTTATCTTTCAAATACTCCCTTGCCCAATGCAGTAGCATAGGCTTCCGTGTATTTGTACGATTTGCTTTGTAGTAGGGTGCAAGTTCTTTACGATAGTTCTCCTTATCTGAGAGAGCAATGATGCAGTCCTGCACAGGAGCTTCATCTACTAGGTTGGAAATAAAAGTATCCAATCGTAGAGCAACCTCAGGCTCATAGGCATGTAAGGTCCATAGACCATCACCCCAGTCAATGGGTGTCTCACCTCCTGCTGCTGCCTTGTAGGCTACGATGTCTCCATCAATTAGCAAAATCGTCATCGTCTCTCCCCCTCCGTTCTAACCGTTCTAACATACGCATAGTCTCTTTCTCTTGTTCGAGAGTAACTATGTTTATACCTGTCTTAACCTGAAGCCAGTCAAGGTATGACTCGACAACCCACTTGATGCAGAGACAAAGGCTGACACCAAAGAAGCTGGCTGTGAGTACTAGCTTGAAAAAGAAATCAAAGTCCATGCTGAATACATTCCTTTGCCTGCCCTATGGACATCTTGAACCACTCACCCCTACGCTCTGCTACTTTCTCAGCAGCCTTGTGAGCTAGTGCCTCTGACTTACGCCTATCTTTAGTGTCAACAGCATACACAACTTTGTAATCTCGAAAGGGACTACTAGTCTGATAACCATTGCACCTATCTTCTGCGTCCACAGCCATGCCAATCTTCACCCAGTCAGGCCAAGAAGGATTGATTATGATATATACCTGACCTTCGTTACTACGTTCATAGTTCTGAAGACTAGAGAAGGCAGCATCGTCAAAAGATTGGTAACGTCCTGGTTTATACAGTGGATGTGAATGTGGTACATACTTACCATTAACGTACATACGCTTGTCGTTGCTAATTTGGCGGCACTCTCTACATCTACTATCTAAATTATCATGCCTAGCAGGAACTTCATAGAAGTCTTTGATAGGTTTATCTGTTGAACAGCGTGGGCAATATTTAGTGTGTGTCTGCCCAGTTGTTTCCGTACTTGTACTCACTATCGAGTTGGCATCTGAAGTTGAAATGCTCTTGGACTTCTCGCATACACTGTTGAATAAGTCTGCCTGCTTCATCCTCTTGTCCCTTCCTTACTACTAGCTGTACTTCATCATGGATGAACGCTACAATCTGTGCGTCCAAGTTTGCTTTCTTGATAGCACGTGATATGAACACGTACCATGTCTTACAGATTATAGCACCAGCACTCTGTAGTAGAGTGTTCAGCGCAGCATGACTATGCCTGATGGGAATGATGCGGCCATCTAATCCCTTAACCCAGCCACGGTCCTGTGCTGCCTTAGAGACAGCATCCTTCAGGTACTTGAGGGCAGGTAGTTTAGTCAGGAACTTCTTCTTGATTGCCTTACCTTCCTTCGCACCCTTACCAATAATCTTACCAGTCTTCTCGTCACCACTACCATACAGAAATCCGTAGATAAATGTCTTGGCATTGTTACGAGTAGGTAGACCAGCAGCCTCTTGGTTCTTGGTGTGGATGTCACCATTGACTACTTCATTAGCATAACTCCCAGAGTCATAAGCGGCCATGTAATGAGCAAGACAACGCAACTCCAGACCAGAAGCATCAGCACCGAGAAGAGAATAAGAGGGAGGAGCAATGAATAGTTCACGACATTCCTTACCATACACAGCACCCACAGAGGGGACTTGCGCCAGATTAGGATGGCTGTGCGTACACCTAGACGTGACTGCACCCATGTGATTAACGCTTCCATGTAGCTTACCATTGCTTTCCATCTTGAGCCATGCCTGATTACCAGTAGCAATCTGCCCTATACGTTTGTTGAGTAGTAGGTACTCACTGAGCATCTCTGCCTCAGGCATTTCAATAGAGGACAGAACATTCTCATCTACCTTTGGCTCACCTGTATCAGTGAAGTCTTTAGGTTTCCACCCCCTACTCATTAGACGTGTAGCAATCTGCTGCCGTGATGCAGGATTAAATGGGATAGTCTTAGTCTTGGTCTTGAGTTCTACTATCGTAGGCTCAAATGTTTCCTGCAACTCAGCCTCAATGTCAGCCTTGCGTTGAGCAAGTGTAGTATAGAGAGACTGTGCTGCCTTGGTATTGAATGGAAACCCATAGTCTCTCTGCTTTATAAGCAGCCTATGTAGTTCCGCTTCAAGATCAAGTGCCTCCTGACTAAACTTTTTAGATACTATCTTCTCATAGAGTTTCTTTGTAACCAGTGTATCTTGGATACAGTAGTCAAGCATGTCCTCAGAATACTCTGCAAAGTTATCTATGCTGTCAGAGAATGAACCTTTTAATTCACCTAACCTATAACCCCAGGCCTTCAGGCTGTGACGCCCAATCAACTTGGTAGGGAACTCTCCCCGTTTGTGTAGCTTGAAGTCAATCTCTTTGACATCAGGCCAGATGGTTCGTGAATATACCAACGTGTCTATGACTTCACCCTTATAGGTGTAGTCGTATAGTTTCTCCAGCACACGTAAGTCATAGTCATAGACATTGTGACCAATCAGAGTTGTCGCATTGTCCATAAAGTCTAGGGCTTCTTGTGTCTGGGTTGGGTCAAAGGTGTGTACTACATTAGTATCAACATCCCTGAACACGTGACACCATACCTGTGTTACATCATCAAGTAAGTTGTCTGCTTCTATGTCCCATATATATTTCATACCGTGTCTCCGCACTGGTTAAAAGTCTATAGTCTCTTCCTCTTCTTGGAAGTGAGTCTCAGTCATTCGTCCTGTCTCTGTATTATATTCTAGTGAACAGCATAGTCCTGTCTCGCCTGACCATCTGTTCTTTAGTACTCTGACCTGACTGATGTGTGGGTTCTCTTTGTCTTGTTGGTTCCTTTCTAATCCTATTACGATGTCACTCAGTTGTCCGATAGCAGCACTACCACGCAACTGTGCGATGCTAGTCTGTGCCCCATCCTCGTGGCCCTTGTCACCAGAGGGACGCTTGAGGTGTGAGATAAGTACAAGACCACAGTTCAACTCTTCAACCAGGGCACGAAGCCTAGTCATAGTATTGTCTATTAGTCTACGTTCATCCCCTCCCTCTAGACCGCTAACAACAATGCTAATATGGTCAAGGACAATATAGGAACAGCCGCATCCATGAACCAAGTAGCGTATCTTGGAGAGTAGGTTGTCACTATCAGTAGAACCCCAATGGTCATATAGATAAACAAGGCCAGACCCAACGGTAGCGTCGAAGGCACGTCTTAACTCCTCTTGTGGTACATCATCACCCCTGAGGTGTAGAGGCTTGTTCATTTCAATAGACATGAGACCCAGTGCAGTGCGCTTTGTTGACTCCTCTAACGCAATGTACCCTAGTGTATGTCCATGTCTGATAAAGTTGTGTGCCAACTCTCTAGCTAGCTGAGACTTACCTATCCCAGAGCCAGCAGTTAGTGTGACAATCTCACCCTTACGACAGCCTCCAGTTTTTTCCTGCAACCCAACGTAGGGATAGGCAACTGAAACCTTGTCATCGTTAGTGATGATAGTGTCCCACATCTCTACGCCAGCAACAATACCATCAGGCCTAAAGGTTCTAGCTTCCCATACTGCATCAACCAATTCCTTGACCCGTCGATTGACGAGCATCTCATTGGCATCCTTCAGTGGTAGTGTGGCTATCCTACACTTGTTAGGTGGTAGGACAGAGGCACACTCCTTGGCTGCCTTCTGACCCTGTTCATCACTGTCGAACATAAGGACTACATACTCATACTTAGATAGCCACTCGATAGACTTACCGATAGCTTTCTTAGCAGAGGTGCAGCCTGAGGGTAGGGAACAGACAGGCCACTTGTTATCCATAGCCTGTGACAGAGACAGGGCATCAAGCTCACCCTCAACTATGGTGATGAACTTACCATGTCTACCATCCCTCCACAGATGCTCACCATACAGGCCAACATCCTTGAGTGTACCCACAACAGAGAAGTCCTTGTTAGCGAAGCGTATCTTCTGCGCCTTCAAGTCACCTGCCCTGTTGCGATAGTTGGCAACCTGTACCTTCTGTCCCTTGTATGTGGAGACACCATACCCCCACAACTCACAAGTCTTCTGGGTAATGCCACGCTTATTTAGTTCCTTGTATTCTAAATCTAGGAACACACTGTCTACAGTTTCTAACATAGCTACCGCCTCAGTCTGTTTGTCAGCAGGGGTAAGGGTTTCACATGAGAAGCACCAGTGATTACCATTGCTATAGAGAGCGTTGGCATCACTGCTGCCACAGTGAGGACAGGGTTCATGTCGTATGAACTCAGCCTCTTCATTCATCATCTTCAAACCACAGGGCTTTTGTTGCCTCCTCGAATATGTCCACAACCTTGGCTAGTTCGTCAGCTATCGTAGATAGTACCTCATTGGGATACTTCTCCTTGTCAGCTACCATCCTATAAGCCATAGTCTGATAGTCAACAAAGTCTGCTACCTCACACTCGTCAACGTAGACAGAGACACGAACACCCTCGGCGTTCAGTTCTACATTGACATCAACCTCAGATACAATCTCCTCACTGATGTCTATGATGCTCATGCTGCCTCCATCTCATCTATTTCTTTATCTAGTATTTTATTTTGTTCTTCCTCTTGTACAGAGAGAGATAAGTCACGCCACAAACTATCTAAATCTTTATCAGAAATATGCTCTAAAAATTCTAATAGTATATCTCCCTTAGTCCAGCCTTGTTTCATAACTCTTGTAACAAAGTCTTCTTTAATACACCGTTCCCTACATTCATTAAGATAGTTCAAGGCACTCTGTTCACTGCCGTCTGATATGTCACCCATCTAACCACTCCTCAGGTATAGTTGCTTCTGCCCATACAAAACCATTACGGTCTGCCCATTCTGCACAGGTCATCTTAGACCCATCCTTCCTCTTCTTGGCACCCTGTATTGTAGACGCAGCGTTCTGGAATACAAACCGAATGTCCAACTCTGGATGCTGTGCCTTAACAGCCTTCATCTTTCGTTGTGCATCCTGTCTGAAGTATCCCTTCAGTTCTACATACATAGTACCAAGCAAGAGGTCAGGAATATAGAAGCGTTCCACAGTATATGATACCTTGTCTGGTTCATACTGATATGAAACGCCTCTATCTTTTAAGTCACCAATGACCCTTTCCTCAAAAGTCCCCTTCGGCATCGTCAACTAACTCATCCTGAAAGACATCTGAGTTATCATCCTTGCGAATAGCAGAGGTTACAAACCCATCCTCTTCATCGAAGATAGACGAGGTAGTGTTACCATATTCAACAAGGTTAATAATCTGCACAGCCTTCAGGCGTAGCGTGACACCTACCTGTTTAGTGGACTGCATCATGTATGGTACAGGTTCAACAGCTACCTTAACTAGTGATCCATTACCTATTAACTGAGAGCCATCAAGAGGAGTACGCTTTGCATCTACTACTGCTGGCTTCTGTTCATACACTCGTCCATCACGAGACTTGATACGTGCCTTCATCTTAGTCTTGAACAGGACATTGCCTGTTGGATTACCAGCCTCATCAGTCTCATCTTCAAACGGTGTACGTGTGGACAGGACATTCTTAAGTTTAGGTTGTTCCTTGACAACTTCTGCTAACTTAGCTTGCGCCATGTTCTCAAGTTGTTCACACACTTCTGCTGCTTCTGTCTCAGGTACAACTACCTGAATACTATACTCACCCTCTGGGACATAACGTGTGTCTGGTTCAAACACTTTAGCCCATAGTGCATTGCCTTTTATCACGAGCATATATTCTTCTCCTATCGCCTCGTTGTGATAATGCTTAGATGTAACTTTAGAAACCTACGCAAAGAAATAATCTGATTTCAATACGTTAGCTAAATCTAAGTTACCCTTGCTTGGTGGGACAGGTACATCCTCTGTCCTCAGGGTTCTCATTGCATGTTGTCTCAACTCTTCCAAGACATCATGCTGTTCATACATTTTTACAAACTCCTCTCTTAAAATGTCTGACATCTGTACCATGTTAGACGAGTGTGTGCCATAGCTATCGTGTACCATAGCAAAGTCTTCTATCCCTACCTGTGTACACTTGTTGATAGTCTTGGTCATAGCTGCTGCATCTAACGAGTGGATAAAGTTAGGACTACTACCTAGTGCAGTTCGCTTTCGATTAACAGTATCGTCCTTCTCCTTTGGAAATGATAGTGACACAACGTCACCAGATATATGGGTCTTGATACGCTTCTGTTCTAACTCATAGTACTGTTGTAGCACTAGCCATCCTGTTGGTGTTACCCACTCCATGTGTTTCTTGTGGGCTGCATAGATGTTTGCCACGTCTTTGACATAGTCCATAACCTGCCTTGCGGATTGAATGACACCAGAAATGGACTCCCATACATGACCTGACAGGTATGATGCAGCCTCGAACAGGTCATCACCAAACGGATTGAGTGCCCCCTCTTTTATCTTATCCCATATCGCATCCTCTATGTATGTTCTACATGCATGTCGAGTACCAGAGTAGGGTACTATCATAACAGGACGCTTCGCTATCTTCCTGTCTATACCAAAGGCTAGACACTTCCTAGCTATCTCACTGTCGTCCTGTTGTACACGCCTGAGTGTCTCCTCTGCTACCTGAGTGTATATATCC